GGTGCATTTGGTTCCGTGGTGGGTGCTGGTGGTGTGTGGGGCGGTGTGGACGTGGATTTGGGAGGAGAGCGTCACGCCGACGATGGCGCCCGCGGACGGCGCGCGGCACAAGGCTCAGGTGGAGGAGGGCACCGCGCGCGGTATGCTCGGCCGCGTGGCGTCGTCGTTCCACTCGGTCTTCAATGGCGTGCGCACGATGGTGTCGGGCGCCTCGGAGGTAGCGAGCGGGGTCGGGGCGGTGGCGGCCATGGTGGGCTTTGCGGCCCCGGCGCAGACGGCCCCCGCCAACCCTATCGACGCGAACATGCTGGGGGGGGTGATGCAGGGCCAGGGTACCCGCATCTCGCGCATCTTAGACGTGGACCCCAAGGCGGAGACGACATCAGTGCGTGCGGCAGGGCTCCCTGACTGCGACGAGCTCGACCTCGAGTTCCTCATGCGCCGCCCATCGCTTGTCTGCGGAGCCACGCCGGGCGTCAACGTGTGGAAGGACTCAGCGCAGCCCCCGGGCACGATCTTGGCGGCCATTCCGGTGTCCCCGTACACGGTCGACGCTGGCCCCACGTCGCTCACGGCGTACTGCGGCCAGTCCGTGTGGCCCGTGGCCGCGGTGTCGCAGTTCTGGCGTGGCGAGCCCACCATCGAGGTGGAGGTGTTCGCGCGCTCCCTTGACGCTGGTCGGCTCCGCGTGCGCTGGGTGCCGGAGCACGCCCCGACGGGGGTGCTCGACCCGACACAGTTCTACTCTTGCCTCATCGACGTAAAGTCCGGCAAGTCGTGCAAGCTGGAGCTCGGGTGGATGTCCCCATGCCAGTCGCTGTACGCCCCCCGGATGTACTCGGAGCTCCCCGCTACCTCGTACTCAGCCGCGCCGTCCGCCAGTCAGGTGTTTGCCATGGGGTACGTGCTGATTGAGGTGGACGGCATCCTTACGAGCGGCATCACTCCCACGGGCGTGGAGGTCAAGGCCTGGATCACGTGGCGCAAGCTCGAGTTCTACGGGTACCAGCTAGGCCTCATCAACTCGATTGCGCCTACCATGGACCGCATGGTCCCGGCGGTGCCCGGGCCGGCTGCGGTGGAGTGCCATGGGTCGTGTCAGCGCAACGCGCGCGTGTTCCTGGTGCGCCCTCAACTGTGGCTCATGCTTAACCGCTTCAAGAAGTCGGCGGCGACTGACCCGTTCCAAAGCTGGCGGATCGGGTTCCCCAGGTGGGGGTGGTAGCTCGAGGCGCCGTGGCTGCCGTGGGCGTTCAACAGGGCGGGGCCGCCCGAGGGCCTCCAGGGCCCGTCCGGCACGTCCAAGCTGTGGCCGCGACTCGCGGACCACCTGTACCTGTGCTACGCGTTGGTGCGCGGGAGCGTCGAGTTCAAGAGTGTGGTCCATGAGGGGCCGGCGGACCTGTGCACCAAGCACGGGTGGATCGCGAGCGGGTGTGACATGCCCATGACGTTCAAGCCGGCCGGGGCGTGGTCCCTCAAGGGGGATTGCGGCAATGGGGTGGCGCCCATCGAGGACTGGCTGCAGGACACTGGAGGTTCGGCATCCCTCACGTCCACGCTGACGGGGTGGACGATGGGCGACCAGTCGCTCATCTCGACCGGCTGCATGATCCCGTTCCACTCGCCGGTGCCTTGGTGCCTGTGCGCGGACGTGCTGAAGGTGCCAGCCCCGGCGGGCACCACCACCAACGACGTGGTGGCGACGTGGGTGCTCCAGGCGGACACCAACCCGAGCGCGGCGACGGCTGAGGCGGGGGTGGCGGTGACCTTCTACTCGGCGCTTGGCGACGACATTGTGTTCGCCGGTTTTACCGGCGGGCCCATCTTGACGTCGTCGGCGTTCCCGAAGGTGTTGTGAGTGTGAGGGTGCGCGTGTGTGCGTGGGTGTGAGTGGGCGGTGCCGTGCCCAGTCGGGGGGCTATCCCGG